TTAACGTGATATGGGCGCTAGGCACTGACGGTGGCCCATATCTTACTGACATTAGCGTTTTTGGCCTGACTGTTGATTGTAACGGAACTTATATTGATGGCGGCGGTAGTGGCCTAGGTGCAAGCTACTGCGATAACTTTAGGGTAAAAGACTGCACGGTTAAGAACGCATGGTTGCAAGGAATTTTCTTTGCCAGAGGCGGTCGCAACTGCTGGATTTCTGACAACTATGTTGAGCAAGCGTTTGGTGACGGTATCCATATCGGTGATCAGTACACAGGCAACACGCTTGAAAATGTTTGGGTAACCAACAACGATGTTTTCAATTGCTTTGATGACGGTATTGGCGTCACAGGCGGAGCGCATTTAGTTTGGATAACAGGCAACAATGTTGACACTGTTACGGCTGCGGCGGGGATTGATTTGTCGGGCTGCTATCAAGTATACGTACAGGGAAACTACGTCACTAATTACGGACAGATTGGTATTCGCGTTCAACGGTTTAATACGTTTGCAGCTTTTGACCTAGAAATTATTGACAACATTATTGATGCGCCGCCCGTCAACCAAGCAGCAATAAACTTGTTTGGACCTAACAACACAACTCTTAACACGTATGTAAATAACCCAATTACCGTGCGCGGAAACCGCATAAAGAACGTAACTAACACAGGCTCTTACGGTATTTTTGTGACCGGCGCTGGCATGGTCACAATCGAAAATAACTTCATAGAAGGTAATAAGCAGGGCATCGTTCTGTCTGGTCTTCCTGCAACGTCTACTGTTGGGCCAATCGTAAACTGCAAAATTAAAAACAATCGGTTTGTTGGCCTCACTGACGCTATTGGTCTTTCTAGCGGCAACAATGGGTTTGTTACGGCGGGCAATGAATTTATTAGTTGCACAACCATTCTCGCGCCTAACTCATTGCCTTACTGGGTGCAGCCTACAGTTTGGGAAGCTGACTACAAATTTGACGATACGTTTTTTAAGGGCGTCACGTATACGACCACTGGCACATCGCAAACTGAAGTGGCTGCATCAACGCGAATCAAAGTCAGCAGAGGACAAAGGGTTCAGTTGAACTATTTTGCCCAAGACATTTCTGGAAGCGGATTAGGTGACTCTACAATTGAATTATATGATGTAACAAACTCGGCTGTTTTGGCGACTGCCACTATAACGGGCAACACTTCGCCTTACGCATGGCGGACGCTTGATGTTGCGCTGATCGCAACTGATGCAGAGGTTACAGTGCGCTATGGCCGTACTTTTGCGGGCGGTTCGCTATCAATACAGGGCGCTTATGCGCGCATTGGGTAACTAGAAGCATACTATGGCAGACAAAAGAATCCCTGCACTTCCTTCTGCCACCGTACCTTTAGTGGGTACGGAAGTTTTGCCTGTTGTGCAGTCTGGCATTACCGATCAAGTAAGCGTAGCAAACCTGACTGCTGGCCGTGCTGTTACAATGTTAAGCAACACAATGGTTTCTGCATCAGCGGTTAATGATGTCGATAAAACAGGCGGCGGCGCTTACAGCTATCGAGCTAAAGGGAACGACCAAGCCAATGTTCGCTTTAGGTTTGAAAACACTGGCGGTCAAATATACGAACTTGTGGGCGGCAATCCTGGCGCAAGCAACGCTGGCTTTGCCATTTTCGACGCGACCGCATCGGCTACGCGGATGTATCTCAGCAGCACGGGCGACATTACTGTCAACACTGGCAATCTAGTAATCGGCACTGCTGCCAAAGGCATCGACTTCAGCGCAAACACGCACGCCGCTGGCATGACCAGCGAATTGCTGAATTGGTATGAGGAAGGTGTGTTTACCCCCACTGTGTTTGGCACTGGAACTGCGGGGACAGGCACTTACACGTTTCAAGTTGGTAGATATGTGCGTATCGGAAAAGTTGTACAATTTCAGGCTTCGCTTGGATGGTCTGCTCATACAGGAACAGGAAATTTTGGTGGCGTAGGTGGTCTTCCGTTTTCATCAGTAAGCACGGCTGACAACTATTCAATTCCATCAATATATGTGTCTGATCTTGCTTTAACCGCGCTAAATACAATTCAAGGTTTTATTGGGCCAAGCACATCTACCATAGCTTTACGCCAAGTTCCTGTTGGCGGCGGAACTGCTAGCGTAATTGCATTTGACACAAACGTATCAGCTTTGATCATTACTGGTTCGTACATCGCGGCTTAACCAAGGAAAAATAAATGTCTTTAACTAAAGCTACATACTCCATGATTGATGGCGCAGCTATTAACCTGAGAGATTATGGCGCAACGGGCGACGGTGTCACTGATGACTCTGCGGCGGTTTTGGCAGCGTTTAATGCCGCAAAAGCAGCGGGTAAATCTCTTTACGTTCCTGTAGGCATTTACAATATCGCAACCACGATTTCTGTGTCAAGTTTGCGAAATATTACCGTGTTTGGCGAAGGAAGCCCCGTTGATCTTGATACGACAAAAGCATCGTATTTTCGGTTCACCGGAACAAGCGGTAATATGTTTTATTTTGACCATTTAGCTGGCGTTGAGTTCCGCGACCTTTGGTTTGGATATAACAGCGGTTCATACAGTGATGATTTGGTCAGAACAAATAACAGTGGCGGGTTAGATTCCACATACAACACTTGGAACCGCTGCGTGTTTTCTGGGGAAGGTGCTGGCATTAACGCAACATCACTTTTGAAACTTGAAAAAACCATTATTTCTTCAATCAACAGATGCCTTTTTACAAAAGCAAACAATGGCGTTGCGCTGTTGACGTATTGCAACGTAATTACTTTTAGAGAAAATACGTTTTATGACTTAAATTTTAGAAGCGTTTATGTATTCACTGGCGCTTGTGAAAGCCTAATGTTTTACGACAACACTTTTGAGCCAACGGCAGATGGTAAAGCAACAGGTGTTTTCTGTGTAAATAACGAACTGATCATCAACCTAGTATACATTGGCAACTGGCACGGTGATGTTAGCGTAAACGATGGCATTGGTTGGCTTACGTTAGGCATTATTCGCGGCGCTGTTATTTCAGGAAATCTGTTCAGTACGCCCGGCACAGGCGCGGCGGACTATTGCATAATTGTCAACAACGCATCATCAGGCATTCAAATTTCTGGCAACTCTTTTTATGACAAGGCTTTGATTTTTGGCGCAGCCACAACTGGCGTAAATATATCATCTAACGTCTTTTATACAGCCAATGCGATTTATGGCCTAAATTACATTGCTGGCACTTCAACAATTAACTCCAATGTTGGGTATAGCGGATTCCCACGGTGCAAAGCCTACACCACAGGAAATCAATCTATCCCAACTTCAACGCATACAGCGATTGCATTTGATGGTGAATACTACAATCAAGGCGCAATGCACTCTGTAAGTGTTGCTAACACTCGCTTTACCGTTCCTGCCGGCGGTGCTGGTTTATACTCTTTTAGCGGAAATGCGTTGTTCAACAGCGGCACTGGCACAATGTGGGGACGTATTCTAAAGAACGGAACCGTGATTGTTTCTAGCGTTATTGACTCGTTAAATTCAGCCGCGTCAAAAACGCTGTCCACTGACAACCAAGATGTTGCTGCTGACGGTGATTATTACGAGTTTACCGTATGGCAGAACAGCGGCGGCGCACTAAATGTTTTGGGGAGCGTCAACTCTGCGGCTGACACTACGTTTACAGTTAGCAAAGTTTTTAGCGGCGACTAACAAGATTGCCAGACTGCATCAAATGAGTGAGACAACATGAACACTATCGACGCAACACAAGCCCAGCTTAACACTCATGAAGAAGTCTGTGCGTTTAGATACGAAAGCATCTGCGCCAGAATGAAGCGTTTGGAAAGTATTGGCATGGGTGCTTGTGGAACGATCATTATGCTGTTAATTGGCATCTTGTTAAGCATCTTACTAAAGGGTGTTACGTGAGCATTATACTAGGTCAACGTAGTTTGTCACGGTTGGAAGGTGTCCATCCTGATCTGGTGCGCGTAGTTAAGAAGGCTGCTGCGCTGTCTGATTTAGACTTTACAGTCCTAGAAGGTTTACGCACTCTTGATCGGCAACGTAAGTTAGTTGCAGAGGGTGCATCCAAGACAATGAACTCGCGCCACCTTACTGGACACGCTGTCGATCTAGCTCCGCTGATTGATGGCACTGTTTCTTGGGACTGGCCCCTTTATCGTAGATTAGCTAAAATAGTAAAGTCCGCTTCGGCAGATGAGAAAGTCCCGCTTCAATGGGGCGGTGATTGGCGTGCGTTCAAGGATGGCCCACATTGGGAATTGCCTTGGGCTTTTTATCCAAAGGAAAAGTAATATGAAAATTGTATCTTTTTTAGTGAACCGTTTGAAAGAACCTAGCACATACGCTGGCTTTGCTGGCATTGCTTTGGCATTTGGCCTGTCTAGTGAAGAATGGTCAGTCATTACTACCGCTATTGCTGGTCTAGCTGGACTTGCTGCTATGTTTTTGATTGAAGCACCAGAACAGTCTGCTGAGTAATGAAGTTTCTGATGCTCTTGTTGGGTGTTCTAAACAAGCTGTTGGGTGCTTGGGGTGAATATCGTTGGAAGCAGCAAGGGCATCAGGAAGCCATCAAAGAGGTGAACGATGAGATCAATCGGCAAATCGAACTTGGCGAAGCTGCTATTATCATCCCTGATCCTGAGCGCACTGAACGGCTGCGCGACCGTTTCGACCGTTCCCGTAAATAGCTATTGCGCTATTGCAAAACCTATCACCTATGACGCAACGCAAGACACGCCTAAAACGGTAGCTGAAGTCGAGCTGCATAATAGCGTCTTTGTTTGCTTGTGTGAGGATGATTGTCCGAAAGGCAAGTAATGGTTGCTCCCCTAAAAATCGACGAGGGCTTGTTTGCATACGCTACGCCCCGTCAACGTGAATTGCTTGAGGCAATAAACCTATATGGCAGTGCTAAAGCTGCATCAATCGCAATGGGCATTAACCATGGTGCAGCCAGTGATGCCCATGTTGCAGTTAAGAAGAAGGCTGCGTTGCAAGGCTATGCACCAGAGCATGATTTCACCCGACCCGTGCCAAACGGCTACGTCACAAAAGGCGTATCGACCTACTACAACTCCGAAGGCAAACCATCAGGTCAATGGGTAAAGGCATCATTGACGCATGAGGCGCTCATAGAATCCCTGAGAGAGACAGTTGATGGCTTTAAGGATCAGATAGACCCAGCAAGCGTTATCGTTGCTCCTGAGGCTTCTGACGAGCTTTTATGCAACCTTTATACGTTCACTGATTACCATCTAGGGATGCTGGCATGGCATCAAGAGGGCGGAAGCGATTGGAATGTCTCGCTGGCAGAGAAAACTATTCTTGCTGCACTTGCTCAGATGATCAATCAAAGCCCCCAGGCGCACACGGCAGTATTAAATATTCAGGGAGACTTTCTGCATACGGATGGCAAGACACCTGTAACACCAACTTCAAAACACGTTCTGGATGCTGATAGCCGCTTCCCAAAGATTCGCAGGGCAGCAATCCGTATCATTCGATCACTGGTCGCCATATCTTTGCAACGCCATCAGGAAGTATATCTGATTATAGCAGAAGGCAATCACGACGAAGAAAGCAGTGGCTGGCTATCTGATTTATTTGCTGTTCATTACGAAGAAGAACCTCGCGTTACTGTCAGCGATAGCGTGCTGCCGTTCTATGTGTTTGAATGGGGCAACACCATGCTAGGCGTTCATCATGGTCACAAGGTCAAGAATGAATCCCTACCGCTATTGTTTGCCGCACAGTTCCCGCAGGAGTGGGGACGCACCACCCGCCGCGAGATACACTGCGGACATCGCCACCACAGGGACGAAAAAGAGTATAATGGTGTGACGGTGGTTCAGCATCCAACCTTAGCTGCTAGGGATGCTTATGCTGCGCGTGGTGGCTGGATTGCAGATCGTGCGGCATGGGCAATAACGTACCATAAAAAGTACGGCGCTGTTGGGCGCGTGATGATTACCACCGAAATGCTAGAAATTGCCTAACTGTCTTTTAAAAGTGCGCGAACAATCTCTACCGCCCTTGCTGACGTAATGCTTTTCCACTCGCACCATGCGCCACAGCCGCATTCGCGTTCTTCAAGTGCAGCGCAGTCGCATAGCTTGGCATCCTCCTCTAGCGCCTTCGCGCATTCCTCTATGACTGCTTCACGCACAATATCCACAAAACTGGATAGCGCATCAATCTGTGTGGTATCAGTCATTTGCTTTGCTCCTGGGCAATATCTACGCGCATAAGCCGTAACGTTAGCTTGCCTTCTATTATTTCTGGGGACATCATGCCAACCCCAATCCTTTCCAGCGCCTCACGCAGCGCATCGCTCTGTGTGGGCTGGCGTAGGGCTGCTTCGCCATCGCGTTCAATTTTATTCACCAGCGCAAGTGCTTTATCTTTGGTCATGTCTCATCCCAATCTAGTTATAAACGTCAAACCCTTGACCACATCTGTTCTACATTTGTAACTTTGCCCATTTCTGATTCCGTATTGTGAGCAGTTGCGACTAGTACGTTTTATTAAAGTGCTGTCGGTTGCTGGCATGGTGGCAACGTCACCAACTTCCATTGTCCCCATTGGGTAAATCATTGGGCGACTCATTTATTTGATTCCTTTTCTTGCTCTGCACGGCGCTCTGCCCATGTCTTTCCATCCAAGCCACGCAAAGGCCAAACGGATGCGCTATCTGATGATATGCGATATTTTCTGCCCATAGGGGCTATCTGTGCTACCTTAATCATCTGCAAGCACCTCTGGCGCTGGCTGCAAGCCTTCCATAAACTTTGCCCAGACTGCTAAAGCGCCTGTTATGAATGGGCCATCATCCTGCTGACCATCTCTGATTTGGCGGATAAATTCTGGGTTGCCGTGCATCATTTGAACATGATCCGCGACAATGTTTCTAAGTTCAATCAATGTCATCTTAAACTACCTTTTCCGTTGCAAACATAATAACAACTAATGTTAACCAAATAACGGTTATCCAAAATTGAACTGGTGATATTTTCTTCATGTCAAACTCCCCTTGACGTTAAGTAATCAAAGCGTCCGCCATCATAATCATCTGGCTCGTCTTTGCTATGCAACTCAAATTCTGCAAGTGTCCCCATAGGATCGCAGTCAAAGTCTGTAATGACCTCAAGCAATTCCATGTGCAGATGTTCTGCAATCTCTGGGCGGTTGCTGATATATTGGCCGTGGCCGCTTTTAAGCTTTAATTGCTCAATCCAATCCTTGTGGATAGCATTGATAGCTGCCAGCGCGTCAATCGCAGCTTGGGCTAGTTCGTTAATGCTTTGTGTCATGGCTTACTCCGTAATGGCGGGGCGCTGCCCCTGTTGCTGATGCCCTCTTATAAAAAGCCATTTATCATATGTAAACAACTTTTTTCATCACAAACAAAAATAATGGCGGGAAGCGTATTGCCACCCGCCATCTCTTACAGCCAGGAATGTTGTAGAAGTGCGTATTGCCAGCCATATTTCTTAGCTATGCCAACAAATGATTCTGGTGTTAGCTTATGCTGACCAGCTTCAAGTTGCGCCCTTAATAGCTTGCGGCTGCTTTCGGCAATCCTCTTATTGGTCTGCTTATGTATTGCTTCCAGATGATCAGAGGGTGGGGGAATGTTTCTGGATCGCGTTGGTAGCTCATTGCGAGTTTTAATAGACATGGCTGCATCCTTAGAATGGAACTTCTGAATCCAGATCATCGTCATACGTTGTATGCTGGTTTTGGCTTACTGGTGTTGATGCACCAGATTCAGAACGTGGAGCAGTGTCAATGCTACCGACCCGCACGTTAAACTGTGGCTTGCCTTCGTATTCGTCGTGCGTAAGCTCACCAGATACAAATACCTTAGTGCCTTTCTTTAGACTGCCAGCAAATACCTCTGCCGCCTTGCCCCATAAGCTGCACCGATACCAAACGCTGCCAGCATCTTTGCCGAATCCGTTCTTAACGCCTACGTTGAAGCTAAGAACCTGGCTGTCGCGCACTGTGCGAAGCTCTGCGTCTTTGCCTACGTTACCTGATATTATAATATTCTGCATTTTCTTCACTCCATTTTACGTTGTGTTGCGCCCCATACGCATAGATAAACTCAATTAGGTCTGACATCTGGGGCTTAGTCAGTTTTGATGTTTTAAACCCTATCGGAAATGGCTGATCGTTAAGGCCCATTGTGAACATTACTTCATGCCCTAATGCTGCCATAAAAATACACTTCCAAACTTCTGGTATGTGACGCCTTTCTTCTGGTGCTGCTCGACTAATGTCTGACAGCATGGCCCACATCTTTGCATTCTGATCATCGGATCGCTTGGCTTGGCTGATCTTAACAACTGCGTCTTGCGGCGCTTTGTCAATCAACTGGTGAGCCAATCGTCTTTGATATTCACCGCGAAGCCAAACTGTTTGCGTCATTGGCTTTGAGCCTCTTTAATCTCACGCGCCTTTGGGCTGGCTTTGCAAAAGGCTTCAATCAAAGCCTCAATGTCAACACCTTTCCAAAACGTCTGCTCACCTACTGTGTGCTGCTGGCTGTGATGTTCGCGGCACAATGGGACTACTCGCCAATCATCTGGCTTTTGCCCCATCCCTGCACCGCTACCATTGCGAACATGAGCGCATTCGATTGGCATCTGCTGGCAACCATCTATTGAGCAATGGAATGATCGAATGAAGTTCAAGTGCCCCTGTGAGCGCCAGCGCGATGAACGCTTAGGCTTCTTGGCAATGCGGTTAGGCAGCATCTTCAAGCACCAAGCTATATTCAGCGATGTAAGATGATTCACCCCAGCGATTGACCACCTCAACCTTTTTGGTTTTGATCTTATGCCCAGCCTTTCGCAGATCATTAATCCGCGATGCCAAGCGATAAACTCCTAACTCATGCAGTGCTACCATTGGACGGATTGGCCCAACAGCTAACAGATGATCGTATATTCTTTCGTTCTGTGTCATTTTGATGCTCCCAAATCTAATAACGCTTTTACGTCTACGTCAACTTCTACAAGGAATGCGGCAACCTCTGATTCCAGAATTGCAAGCATATCATTGTCACGTTCGATCCGCTGGATGTAGAGCGATAGATTGTCTGGCATCCGTGGATCAAAGCTCACAAAATCGCACCACTGCCTATCAGCGCAAGCCATCTGCCATTGCATTTGGAGTATATATTTGTGTGCAATTTGATTCGTTTTGAGCACTTCTATGTGTGTGCTACTGTTTGGGCACTTGATCTCTATGCACCCATCATCCCCTACAAGCCCGTCAGGGCTGGCGTGGGAGCCTATAATGGTCGGATGCTTATATAGCCCTACCTCAAGCACATCATTGCCTGTAACGAAGCTATAGGCGGTTCTAGCTTCTTCTTCTTTCTCAACGCCCCAGATCATAGCGGCGCTGCTAAAGCTTTCCTCCTGCCGACCCGTAAGCCGTTCGATCACAAGCTTGGCTTGTAAGTTAGCGCGAGATGCTCCCCAGCCAGATTTGGTTTTGGCTAGAGCGTCTGCAAGTTGGGAAGCGCCAAGGCTCCCGCAACGTGCTGCAAACCATTGTTCGCTGCGTTGGATAATAGCTGCGTCTGTCATGCCAGTTTCTTTTCTAATGCAGCCTTGACAGCATCGAAGCGGCTGTCCTGCAATTCTTTGAGTGCGTTGATTTTGTAATGCTTGCAGAGCAAGGCTAGGTCGGTGTTTGTTTCGTCTACCAAGGCTTGCAGTTCAGCAAACTGGCTGGCGCTAATGAAAGCCACTGGAGCAACATCCTTATTCTTTCCTGTGGTAGCATCCAGTGCGTCATGCTCGACAATGCAAAGGGCTGCTGTCCAGAGATAACGGGTGCTATATGTCTCGCAAGCGCCAATGTTCTGAATCTCGTGACAGCCTTTAAGATTGGCTGAACCCATTGGGCTGTGAATGATAACCTGTGAGCCATCCTCTACATCGACAATGTGCATCGATGCAGTGCTTTCGGAAAAGCTAATCACCGCGCAAAGCCCAACATCGTTAAAGATGCGTAGGGCTGGAACAAGGAAGTCAGATAGCTCAAAATATTTATATCCAGCAAACGTATTCTGCCCAGACTTCTTTAGCGGTAAAGCATGAAACGCTAATCGCGCCTCGTTAAGTTTTTTATGAATCGGCATTGATATTCTCCTTAAGCAAAACGTGGAAATTTATAGCGGATCGGTTCTGCTGACCAATTCCTGACTGTCATAACGTCACCGATAAGTTCGGCTAGGTGTTCGCCATAGTTTGCATGGCAAGCGCCAGCATTGATTGCCATTTCAACAAAGTCGCATGGCAAGCATTCAAATGTGTCGGTCATAATGTGACCACAAACTGTGCATTTTTCTTTCGGCATGGTTGCTTCCTTTTTATTTTGTAAATACCTTGTAAACATCATGAACGGGAATTAAAAGCGTTTTTTATCGCAAAATGAAAGAAAAGTTAAATGGACTATACCGCACACGCAATTTCAGAGCTTTACGCTGTGGCAAAGCATCACAATATCAAGGCTTATGAGATTGCCAACGAAGCTGGCATTACTCGTGTCACGCTATCTAACTGGAAGAACAAACGCAGCGAACCAATGCTAGGCGCATACCTGGCAGCGTTTCATGCACTCGAGCGCATAATTGCAGCCAAGGCAGTCGATTGATCATGAAGCGATTCGGCAAATACCGCGCTGTCAAAGCGCAGTGCAATGCTGGTCACACGCATGACAGTAAGCGGGAAGCCATACGCTGCAACGAGCTACACATATTGCAAGCGGCTGGTGAGATTACTGATCTAACGATTCACCCGCAATACTGGTTCGTGATCAATGGTCGCCAGCTAAAGCATCCCAATGGTAGGCGCGTTGGCTACAAATCAGATTTTGAATATGTTGAGAACGGAATGCTGGTGACGGAAGATGTGAAGGGAGTCGTTGTCAGGGATTGGCCTTTGCGCCGCGCTGTCTTTGTTGCGCTGTTCCCTAACTACCATTTGCGAGAAACCAAATAAAAATGGGTGACCGAAGCCACCCAAGTTTGTTTTGGCAAGGAGCACCAAGCGGCGGATAATACGGGAAAACTGTGCGCTGGTCAATGATGTATAAATTCGCTTTTATAAATCACGGAATGCGGTTATATAAGAGCGAGCGGGGAGTGCTGAAAAAGCAAAAGCACTCGACCCGCTCTAACAACGCCTAACACAGGAAGGCATCGCTATGTTGTGTAATACACGCCACAGAACCATCACGCAAGACTTTGCGTCATGAGTATCAAATTAATGACAGCAGTATGGGATAGGGAAGACCTATCATCCACGCAAAAGCTTGTCCTTTTATCTTTAGCAGATTGGGCAAACGACGAAGGTTTATGCTGGCCTTCAATTGAGCGCGTAGCTAAAAAATCATCATTGAAAAAAAGGGCTGTGCAACTGGCGATTAGATCGCTGGAAGAAATGCAGTTTATTCGCCGTGAAGAAGTGATCGGCAAGGGCAATAGGTATTGGATTCAGATACCCATGCAGCAAATGCACCCGTGCACTAAAGACATACCACCCGTGCACCATATGCATGAGACCCCTGCACTAGATGCACCCAATACATTAAAGATACATCAATTAACCACCAAGTATATAAGGCGGGAGCTACCAGAGTGTATTCCTGTTGATGCTTGGCAGGGTTGGGTGGAGATGCGTAATGAGCGCAAGAAGCCTTTAACGGATCGCGCATATAATCAAGCTATCGACAAGCTGGTAGCATTTATGGCTAAAGGTCAAAACATAACCGATGTTCTGGATCGCAGCACAATGAATAACTGGCTAGACCTTTACGAAATCAAGGAGCAGAAGAATGGCACAACGAATCGGACAACTGGTAAGCCTGGAAACCAAAACGGCTTTGCCGCAGCACTTCGATACGTCGCGGATGGACGCTCTGATGAGCCTTTCTGAACTTACGGTAGAAGAGTGCGATGAGCTACGGTCACTCGCTCTATCAATGCCAGTTGAGAACATACCAGTGGAAACCCGCGAGCTTGCCAAGCAGCTTCAATTCATTGAGGCAACCCTGCCAAGCAAGAACACCGACGAGCAAAGCGGACAGATGCGGACAGCAGTCTATGCAAGGATTCTAGGCGGCTACACTAAAGAAGCCCTTAGCTACATGACAGAGCGCGTCTGCAAAGAACTTGATTGGTTCCCCACACCTCGCCAGTGCTTGCAGATATTGGAGAGCTATACGCCGCGCACCAGCCGAAAGGACAAGGCGCTTCTGATCTGTTCAAATCACACGCAGAAAAGGTTTGAAGAATTTATTTCAAAGCTACATTGTGGTGAGCCAGTAGAGCTTGCAGACAAACCAGATCGCTGGTTACGCATTGCTGAAGATCGCGGCTACCTTCGATTGATTGATGGGGAATTTACAATCAGATGACCCAAAGCGCAGCCACCAGTTTAATGTGTGACTTGGAAAAGTATCAGGCAGGAAAGATATCACTGAATGATATACGCCAGAACTGGGCTAATGGTAAGTATGCTGGAGCGCCCAGGGAATGGGCTATTGCTGCGATTGACCACGCAAAACGACAAAAATCATAATTAATTGAAAAAACGCTTTACATATAAAATCACCAATTTTATAAGGACGCATCAGCTAGGGGATTTTCCCCGCCAATGAGGAGACTGATAATGACTAAAGCAATACCATTAAATTCAAAGTTTGCATTCGGTGATTTTGTGCGACCATTTGATTGGAAGGAAATACATGTCGTTCTTGGTTATGAACCAGATGGATATGTGCAAACTGCAAGGTTGAACCAGAAAACACGATTTAAGGAATCGGACCTTTCCTTTGCTGGTAAACATTCTTGGAAAAATAAATAAACCAACGGGGGCTTCGGCCCCCACACACTGGAAACCAAGCCTCGCCAACATGGAGACTGAAATGACACCTAGAGGCCGTAACTTTGCAGAGATAGATGCCATCGCAGAGATGTATGATTACACTCTTGGCGACATTTTAGGCAAAGGCAAAAACAGAACTTTGGTTAAAGTAAGGCGCAAATGCGTTGTTATGTTGAGAAACAAAGGCTATTCTACGACAGAGATAGGTAGGATTATGCAGCGCGACCACAGCACCATATGCCATGCGTTGAATATGTATGTAGTGAAAGGCGAAGGCGATGACACCAGCGAAGCTTAAACTAGCTAGAGTAGCTATGGGCTACAGTGTAACAGAGATGGCTGACGCTTTACGCCTATCACCAGACAACGGCGCAACAAGCATACGCAAGATGGAATCTGGCAAGGTCAGGATCAGTGGGCCTATAATGGTTGCAGTCGATGCAATGCTAAAGGGCTATGATCCGTTTGGGGATGATTATGAGGACGAAGGTGGACAATATTAATTCACAGCAAGTGGGCGGAGACCACTACGCATCTAAATCCGTTCAGCCTTGGCAAGCAATGGAGTCTTGGATGTCGCCAGAAGCTTTCTCAGGTTATTTGCAGGGTAATTGCATAAAGTATTTATCACGCTATCGTGAAAAGAACGGTATTGAGGATTTATATAAAGCGCAGCATTACCTTGCAAAGCTATGTGAACACGAAAGCGAGAGACATGATAGAGGCACCCAAGATTGAGCAGCGCAGCGTTGCAAAGCTTATTCCATACGCAGCCAACAGCAGAACGCACAGCGATGCCCAGGTAGCGCAGATAGCCGCCAGCATTAAAGAGTTCGGCTGGACTAACCCAATCCTGATAGATGGTGACAATACAATCATTGCTGGCCACGGAAGGCTCTTGGCAGCACGAAAGCTTGGCATGGAAGAAGTGCCAGCGATTATCCTTGACCATCTTACAAAGGCACAGCAACGCGCCCTAGTGATAGCGGACAACCAACTCGCCCTGAACGCAGGGTGGGACATGAATATGCTGAAGGCAGAGATTGAAGACCTTAATCTAGAGAACTTCAACCTAGAGCTATTGGGCTTTGATGACGATTTTCTAGATGGATTGCTGGAGACAGCACCATCGGGAGGAAACACCGACGAGGACGCTGTCCCTGAAGTCCCTGAAACACCAAAAACAGTGCTGGGTGACGTTTGGGTGCTAGGAAACCATCGACTGATGTGTGGGGATAGCACCAGCATCGATGCAGTTGATAAGCTGATGAATGGCGCAAAGGCTGACATGGTGTTCACCGACCCGCCTTATGGAATGAGTTATGGTGGTGGCCGCTCTGGTAAGGTGGGTTCAACTGACGGAACTGTAAAAAAGTTTGGCGTCATACTTGGAGACACAAAAACTGGAGACGATTTAATTGCGATGATAAAGGATTCTGTGGGAGGTGCAAAGCTATCCTGTAAAGAAGGAGCCGCACTTTACGTCTGTTTTCCATGGCGCACATATTCTGAATTTGAAGCGGCATTAATAAGTATTGGCCTAGACCCAACCGCATGTATTGTCTGGGACAAAAAATCAATTGGTTTAGGAAATGCAAACTACCGACCACAACACGAATTTATTTTCTACTTTAAGGGCGGGGCTTGGTATGGAGATAAAGCTCAGTCGGATGTTTGGTATATGAGCCGTGGCGCTACTGGAAAATATGTCCATCCAACGCAGAAGCCTGTTGAGCTTGTGGAACGTGCTTTAACTAACAGCAGCAAGGCTGGAGATTTAGTCATAGACTGCTTTGGCGGTTCAGGTTCTACACTAATTGCCTGTGAAAAGAATAACCGCAACTCACGTTTAATGGAGCTAGACCCAAAATACTGTGACGTAATCATCAAGCGTTGGCAGGATTTTTCTGGTAAGGTAGCTATTCACGCAGAGACAGGTGAGGCATTCGATGGCTGATGTTAAGTTAACCGCAAAGCAGGAACTGTTCGCTCAATGTATAGCGGATGGAATGGGACAGACGGATGCTTATCGCACAGCTTATGACGCTGAAGGCATGAAGGATGTTACTCTATATCCGCTTGCATCGAAGCTAATGAACAACAACAAGGTTGCCACAAGGATTGCTGAATTGAAGTCGATGGTTGTTGAAAAGCAACTATGGACACGCGAAATGTCTGTCAAAGGGTTGATACAAGCGTATAGAATTGCCCAAGATGCTAAGACATCAACAGGCATGACAGCAGCCGTTAAAGAGCTAAACGTAATGCACGGCTTTAACGAGCCGACTAAGCTTAGTATCACTGGCAGCATGATTCAACGCATCCAGCGTGAAGTGATTGATGACAACTCTGAAGATTAAAACCCCGCGATGGTTCAAGCCATTCCTAAAGCCAAGCCGCTATAAAGGCGCACATGGTGGCCGTGGATCGGGAAAGAGCCATGCCTTTGCGGAAATGGTTATCGAAGCGCACGTTATGGATCAGCGGCGCAGGACAGTGTGCGTCCGCGAGATACAGAAGTCCTTGTCGCAGTCGGTCAAGCGATTGCTGGAGCTAAAGATTGAGCAGCTAGGCGTTCAGGATTACTTTGAGGTGCAGGAAGCACAAATTAAGTCTAGGCATGGCGATGGCCTAATCATCTTCCAGGGGATGCAGAACCACACGGCTGATTCAATTAAGTCGCTGGAAGGTTATGACTGCGCTTGGGTGGAAGAATCACAGACGCTATCGCAACGCTCGTTAGACCTATTGCGTCCGACAATCCGTAAGCCAGACAGCGAACTGTGGTTTACATGGAACCCGCTTAACAGCACCGACCCGATTGATATGCTGCTGCGAGGCCCAAGCCCACCACCTGATGCAGTCGTTGCACAGGTAAACTACAGAGATAACCCTTGGTTCCCTGATGTGCTTAAACACGAAATGGAATACGATAGGGATAGAGACCCTGACAAATACAAGCACGTTTGGCTGGGCAGCTATTCGTCTAACAGTGAAGCAAGAGTATTCCGTAACTGGAAGGTTGAGGACTTTGAAACGCCAGAAGATGCAACGCTTCGCTTTGGTGCTGACTGGGGCTTCGCGTCTGACCCGACAGTCTTAATCCGTTGCCATGTGATCGGCAGAACAATCTATGTCGATCATGAAGCGTATAGAGTTGGCTGCGAGATTATGGACACACCAGACTTATTCTTCACTGTGCCTGACTCTGAGAAGTGGCCCATCGTTGCTGATAGCGCCAGACCTGAAACCATCAGCCATATGAGAAAGCATGGCTTTCCAAAGATCATGCCAGCAATCAAAGGGCCGAAGTCTGTTGAAGAAGGCGTTGAATGGCTCAAGTCTTACGACATCATTGTTCATCCACGTTGCCAACACACGATTGATGAGTTAACCTGCTACAGTTATAAAACTGACCCCTTGACAGGACAAATCTTGCCAATCCTTGCAGATCGTGATAACCACCTTATAGATGCGCTTAGATACGCCTGTGAAGCCATACGCCGAGCAGTCCCACAAAAGACGTTCGATGTGCAACCTTTGGCAACTGTGAGTAGGTGGTAAATGGCTCGATTGAATAAAGAACAAAGGTTCTCAAACATTCATCAACAAGCGATGGTGGAGTTTGATCGCGTTCAATCTTCGGTGCGTGATGAGCGTTTGCAGTGCTTACAGGATCGACGCTTTTATTCAATCGCTGGAGCGCAATGGGAAGGTCCACTTGGTCAACAATACGAAAACAAACCGCGCTTTGAGGTAAACAAGATTCACCTTAGCGTCATTCGTATCATCAATGAATATCGAAACAACCGCATTGCTGTAGACTTTGTAAGCAAAGATGGCGAAGCAAACGACAAGCTAACCGAAACGTGCAATGGTCTCTATCGTGCAGACGAACGAGATAGCGGCGCAGAAGAAGCATACGACAACGCTTTTGAGGAAGCAGTCGGCGGTGGCTATGGCGCTTGGCGTTTACGCACTGCATACGAAGATGAAGAAAACGATGAGGACGAACGGCAGCGCATCCGCATAGAACCAATCTATGACGCTGATAGCTCTGTGTTCTTTGACCTTGATGCAAAGCGCCAGGACAAAGCAGACGCTAAGTATTGCTTCGTTCTGTATTCCATGACCCGTGAAGCTTACATGGCTGAATGGAATGACGATCCAACGACCTGGCCTAAAGTCGTTCATCAGTATGAGTTTGATTGGGACACGCCAGACGTTGTGTTTGTCGCTGAATACTACCGTGTTGAAGAAACCCGCGAGCTTGTCCGTATTTTCCTAACGATTGAAGGTGAAGAAGAACGCTACGCACAAGCAGACTTTGACGCAGACGAAACGCTAGAGGAAACACTGGCTGCTGTTGGCACTGTAGAAGTACGCCAGAAGCGTACTAAGCGTAAGCGCGTCCGCAAGTATATCATGAGCGGTGGCGGCATCCTTGACGATATGGGTTACATCGCTGGCAAGAACATTCCTATCGTTCCTGTATACGGCAAGCGTTGGTTCGTTGATAACGTCGAGCGTTGCATGGGCCATGTTCGTTTAGCCAAAGACCCACAGCGCCTAAAGAATATGCAGCTATCCAAGCTGGGCGAGATCAGTGCGCTTTCGTCGATTGAAAAGCCTATCCTTATGCCAGAGCAAGTCTCAGGCCATCAGGTAATGTGGGCAGAGGATAACATCCGCAATTATCCCTATCTGTTAATCAATCCAATTACAGGGCCAAATGGCGAGACTACTCCTGCTGGCCCACTTGCTTACACTAAGTCTCCACAGATTCCACCAGCGATGGCAGCATTGCTTGCTTTAACTGAGCAGGACATGGCGGAGATATTGGGAAGCACGCAGCAAGCCGATAAGATGGTAAGCGGCATCAGCGGCAAGGCTGTTGAGCTAATCCAGACTCGCTTGGATATGCAGACGTTCATCTACATGAGCAACATGGCTAAGGCTGTGCGGCGCTGTGGTGAGATATGGTTGTCAATGTCGAAAGACATATACGTCGAAGAAAAGCGCAAGATGAAAACTGTCGGCGCTATGGAAGAAGTTGGTTCGATTGAACTGATGAAGCCACAGATCGACGAAGAAACAGGCGAATTGATTTACGAGAACAACTTGGGCGATGCCTTGTTTGACGTTGCCGTTGACGTTGGCCCATCGTCGAGCAGCCGCCGTGACGCAACAGTCCGTGCGCTTACAGGCATGATGCAAGTTACTACCGACCCAACGACCCAACAGGTTCTGCAATCGATGGCGATTATGAACATGGAAGGCGAAGGCATTGCTGACATCAAGGAATACTTCCGCAAGCAGCTAGTCCAGATGGGCGTCATGCAGCCAAACGAAGAAGAACAGCAGCAGATGGAAGCAGCGCAGCAGAACCAGCAGCCTGATCCACAAGCTATGTATCTCATGGCTGAAGCACAGAAGTCTGAAGCCTTGGCTCGCAAGGCAGACGCTGACACTGAGCTTACAATGGCTAATGCTGAAAAGACAAAGGCTGATACGCTTTCGATCCTATCAGAGATTGACAACCCTGGCACACCACAGGATGAATCGCTTGTGGCAATGGAGCGTAGGAAGAAAGAGGTAGAGCTTGGCATCTTGCAAGTTCAGTTGGAAGAAAAGCTACGCGCCCTTCAGACACCAGTGCAACCAGTGCAGCCAGAGCCACCTAAAGAAGAACCACAGAACCTTGAAGTCGAAGCAGCTATGGCAATTGCTGATGCTGTTGAAGGCTTGACCGAAAATGTTAAAGAGGTTAAATCCGTTGTAGAAAATATGACGCTTTCACAACAGGAAAATGCAGGGCGAGCAATTGAAGCGGTGCGTAAACCCAAGCGGGTGATCCGTGAAAAAGGTCGCATAGTCGGGATTGAATAAATTATATTTGCATAAGGAAATATCATGGCAAAGTCAGTCATCACTTGTAACAACTTACTCAAGCTAATCTTTAACGCTACGGCTTGGGCAAACATGGCGGACAATGCTGCGTCATCGCCTTATACCAGCTTGTACATTAGCTTGCACACGGCAGACCCTGGCACTGGCAACAGCCAGTTAACCAACGAAACCGCATACACCAACTACACCCGCATTGGCGTTCTGCGTACATCTGCTGGCTGGACTGTATCTACTAACACGGCTGTCAATACGGCGCTGGTTCAGTTCCCACAGTGCGGCGCTTCTGGTTCTACGCTAACCTATGTTGCCATCGGCACTAACTTAACGGGTGCTGGTAACGTGCTTTACTCAGGCCCACTCAACAGTTCGCTGTCCGTTGCCTCTGGTATTCAGCCACAGTTTAACGCATCTGCCCTTACAGTCACGGAGACTTGATCATGAGCCAACCCAACTTGGCAAAAGGCGAAGAAGCATTGTATTCATGCGCGGAGTGCGGCGAACCTGTATTCTTAGTTGATGGTGTTGTTTATAAGCCATGCGGTCACACAGAGGCTGCGGTTCTGGCAAACCTACAGGCAATTTTGCGCGGGACATCAGAGGTCAATTAAGTGGCTATCCGCTCTTACAAAGACTTGGTGGATGCTGAAGAAAACGGGCAGACGTTCTTCGGCAGCTTTCGTAAGAACTTGAACGCTGTAACTGGCGTTAACTCTTGGTTTGATGTAACACTTAGCCCTGGCAATCCATTGCCATTTTATTACGCATCTACACCCCTTATCGGCGCTCCAATGGGACAGGCCGTAAACGGTGGTATGCCGCACAACCCGCCAGTGGAAAATCTTGGGTATAAAACATACTTAAAGACGCTTAATATTACGCAAGGCGGTGTAACATCCATATCTACAGGCCCAATGATCTTGATGGATTATCTGTTTTATTATCCATTTATTGATACGGGTACGACAGATGAACAGTTTTTAGATAACACTGCAAGTTTGACCCGATACACAAGCGGGCAAGGCGTTAGCGTCATGGCTGTTCAGATGGCTGGTCTACTAGGATCAGGGAACCCAACTTTTCAGTTTACATATACTAATCAGAATGGTGAGTTAAAAACTTCACCAAGACAGACTTGTGGAACAGCAACATTGGTTGGTAATTTAGCAACTGCAAATGGTGGTGGATTTTCAGGCTCTGCTTCTAACTATCCGTTCTTGATTCTATGTCCGGAGGATACGGGAATCAGAAGCGTTCAAAGCGTGACGTTTGATTCGCCTGACATTGGGTTGCTGGCTTTTGTTTTGGTTAAACCAATAGAACAAATTGCACTGCGTGAGGTAAGTTCAACGGCTGAACGCACTCCAGTTATAGATTTTTTTGACCTTCCAGTAATTGCCGATAATGCCTATCTTTCGATATTGATGAATTCAGGTCTCTCAAATATATCCAATGGACCATATATCGGCACAATTCAAACAGTTTGGGGATAAGTTATGGCTTTGCAATCAATGGATCAAATCATCAGCGCAATTACTGCAAGTCAGTTTAACCGCACTGATTGGAACAAAAACGCACTTCCAGTAACCGCACAGACGGCTGGTACATGGTATGACCTAAGCACAGGCGCTGGCAACCCGTTCCAGAACTCAACGCACGGCTCTACGGCTAACCTAGCATTTCAGGCTTTGTCTGATACGACCACCACGACTGCCACAACAGCGGCAACAAGCGGATCGATCTCAGGTACGGTGTTCACCGATACAACGCACGGCACAAACCGCTTTACCGTTGGGATGATTTTAACAGGAACGGGCGTAACTGCGGGTACTTATATTACCTCGCTTGGTACAGGTACGGGCGCGAACAACGGCGGTACTTACAACGTCAACATTTCGCAGACTGTGACATCGCAAACAATTACAGGAACGGCAAGGCCAAGCGGTTTGTATACGGGTGGGGACGTATCGCCATCAATCAAGAACGTATTAAACGTATCAGCGTATAGTGGTGCTACGACCAGTGCGCCTACCACCCTGATGCTAGTCGATCAGGTGGCAATGTTCACGGTGTCATCAGTTACTACCACAGGCGCACAGTCGTTTACGGGAACGCAGACGTTGCCACGTTATGCAACAGGCGCTGGACTGCAAGCGTTCATCGTTCCATCTGTTGTCATGGGCGCGGGTACGCCTACCATTCAGCTAAACTATACAAATGCTGCGGGCACGGCTAGTCGGCTAACACCTGCCAGCCCATCATTGCCGATTGCAACTACTACATCACCAGTAGGATCAATTATTTACTCAGGTACTGGTGCTGGTAAGTATGGGCCATTTGTGCCTTTGCAAGCTGGTGACACTGGGATTCGCTCCATTCAATCAATCAACCTGTCAGCCACAATGACCTCTGGTTCTTTGGTTGTAATCTTGGCTAAACCAATTTTCACTCTGCCAATTACCACAGTCGGTGTAGCTTCTGAGCGTGACTTGGTTAACCAACTTCCTTCAATGCCCCGTATTTTTGACGGTGCTAATTTGCAGTGGCTCCAGTTTGCTGGCTCGGCTACCCCTACCAACACTGCCTATTACGGCTCTCTAGACGTTGCATGGGGCTAATATGGCCCTAGTTGGTAATTACTCCGTCTTTGACAAGCTGCCGTTAAAATACTGCACTGGGCAAAATTTGGCTATTACGGCTGGGCAAGTTGGTGCACGAAGTAATTTCTCAGAGTCAGGCCGTGTGCGTAGCCGCATGATGCAGTCTGAAACGACTGTTGCGGACGAGTATTACGCTTTGCCAAATGGCAGCTATCCCCCGCTAACGTGGTTTATCCCACAGCAAGCAGGACAGATTGGCAGTAGCAACCAGATTTACGGCAACGGCGTATCGGCTGGTAACTTAGCAGGCGGATTGTCATCTGATGCTAACCTGACAGGCGCGGGTGACATTACAAACGGCAACCTAACGCTGATTGCCCAGCTAATCGCATCACTCACGGGTGCGGGTGATGTTACGCCGCCACCGTCATTAGTTGGCACGCTGTTCATGTTCAGCAACCAGCTTACGGGTGCTGGCGCTGTTGCTGCTACTCTCACGGCGTTCGCATCTGTTCAAGCTGATCTAGCGGGTACAGGCACACTAGCTGTCGTGCCATACGCTACGGGCGAACTTGCGGCTAACATTACAGGGCAATCAGAGTTGTCGCCACAGAGCCTTGCGGCTGCGGTGTGGAGCGCATTGGCAGCACAGTTCAACGTCAACGGAACGATGGGCCAAAAACTAAATGCGGCTGCGTCTGGTAACATTGACTACCAGACTTTGGCGGATGCAATTGTAGCTGCAATGAATGATAACCCACCAGATGTTAACATTGCATTGATCAACGGGATCGACGTTGATGGTGACGGAACGGAGGCCGTACCGTGGGGGCCAGTTTAAGTTGGGGCAATTCGTTTGGTAAAGCCTGGGGCGTAAGCTTTGGTCGCGGCGAAATCTTGGCTGGCGGCGGTGGTGAGGATTCACGAAGCAGCAGACGCAAACGCAATAGGATTAAAAGATTAGGCTTCACCAACGAACGCGCAATCTTGAAAGCATCTCTAGCGGCAAGACAGGCAAAGAATGAACTTGATGCATTAAGTGAAAGCACGCCTACTGTTTCACAGAATGCAACAGAAGCGATTAACGACTATCTAAATGAAAAGGGCGAAGCTCAAGCATTACAGGCACAGCTTGATAAACTGTTAAGCCAATTAAGCGTTAAGGATGTCAACGATACTAACGATCTTAATTACAGTGTCGACGCAGAAGCTGCTAAAAAGGAAATACAAGAGTTCCTTGATGACAACAGAGAAGCAATTGAAGTGCTGTTGCTTGATGAGCAAAAGAATAACAGATTGCTTCTAACGATTATGGGTTTTTGACATCATTGCATTATTTGCAAAAATATGTGATGGTGCAAATATGTGGTTCCACTCTCCACAAAATTAGGGTGAGTTAATGGGGTTAAAACATGACAACGGCAGAAATGGATAACAACGACAATATAGACACGATCGACATTGAAACAGAATCCACTGAGCAAGCAGAAGATGAGACCAATTCCATCGACCTTGCTGATGATGAAGAAGATGACGAGGATGAAGTCGTAATATCTATCGGAGAGGAATCGCCACCTCAAGATGAAGAAGTTCGTGCGCCAGCATGGGTGCGTGAATTGCGTAAATCAAATCGGGAAAAAGAGCGGAAGATAAAAGAACTTGAAGCAAAGCTGAATACATCGGTAGCTGAGACTAAACCAGTTGCATTAGTATCTAAGCCAACGCTTGAAAGTTGCGATTATGATTCCGACGAGTATGAACAGAAGCTAGCTGATTGGTATGACCACAAGCGGGAATACGATGCAGCCGAAGCCAATGCCAAGGCCCAGCAAGACGCTGAAGCTAAGGCATGGCAGGACAAGCTTGATTCCTATGCGAAGGCTAAATCTTCGTTGAAGGTGCGGGACTATGAAGAAGCTGAGGCTACGGCTTTGGACACATTCAACGTCACGCAACAGGGAATAGTTCTACAAGGCTCTGACAATCCTGCTTTGCTTATCTACGCAATTGGCAAAAGCACTAAGCGAGCAAAGGAACTTGCAGCAATCACCGACCCCGTAAAGTTTGCCTTTGCGGTAGCAAAACTGGAGACTCAGTTGAAAGTAACAAACCGTAGGGCGGCAACCGCGCCAGAACGCACCATTACCACAAGCGGTGGTCGTGTCTCTGGCACCATTGATTCGCAACTTGATCGCTTACGCGCAGAAGCTTTAAAGACCGGAGATTTGTCAAAGGTCATGGAGTATAAGCGCCGTAATAAGAAAACCTAATTTTTCGGAGTTAATATAATGGCTAACGCTTTTTCAAAAGAAGAAATTGTTGCCTTTGAGAATATCCTTGAAGGCTTCCATGACGCTTTGATCCTTTCAAAGAACGTCAACATCTACAACACTAATGGCGTAACTATGGAACGCGCTCGTGACACTATGTGGCGTCCGCAACCATACATCGCTCAGTCGTTCACTCGTACTGTTGGCACGACCATTGCTTCTGATGTTCAGACAATGACTCAGCTTTCTGTTCCTTCGACCTTGGGCTTCAGCCCTTGTTCAGCGTGGGAAATGAATGCTCTGGAACTTCGTGATGCTCTACAGGAAAATCGCCTTGGCGATGCTGCAAAGCAGAAGCTTGCATCTGACATCAACCTTTCCGTTATGGATTTGGCTGCTGCTCAGGGTACGCTTGTTGTTGACGTAACAACTGCTGCTGGCGATTATGATGACATCGCACTTTGCGACAGCATCATGAACGAACAGGGTGTTATGGCTGGTGATCGCTACCTCGCATTGTCGAGCCGCGATTATAACGGCATGGCTGGTAACTTGGCAGTAGCGACTCGCTCGTTCACTGGCAACAAGTCGGCTAATGCATATGAGCGTTCGTTCGTTGGTGAAGTCGCAAGCTTCGAAACGTACAAGCTTGACTATGCTAACCGTTGTGCTGCTAACGCTGCAACACCTACGATTGCTACCAATGGCGCACAGGTTCGTTACGTTCCTAAAGCAACCACCACCTCTACTGCTGGCGTTCTGAACGTAGATAACCGTTATCAGACCGTCACCGTCTCTACGACGACAGGCACTGTTGCGGGTGATGCGTTCACGATCACTGGTATTGAAGCTGTTCACCACATCACGAAGCGTTCGACTGGCGAACTCAAGACGTTCCGCGTCATTGAAGTTGTCAACGGTACGTCAATGATTATCAGTCCACCAATCATCGGTGCCAACTCGTCGCCAACTGATGCTGAACTTCAGTATCAGAACGTTGAAGTAGTATCGACCTCGGCAACTGCCGCGATCAACTTCTTGAACACCACTGCTTCGAACATCAACCCGTTCTGGCGCAAGGATTCAATTGAACTCCTCCCAGGTCGTTATGCTGTTCCAGATGGCGCTGGCGTTGATGTTCTGCGTGCTGCTACGGATCAGGGCATTGAACTGGTTATGACGAAGCGTTTTGATCCACTGACGTTCCAGACGCTTTACACGCTGGACACACTGTATGGTGTGGTTATGACGAACCCTGAAATGGCAGGTATTCTGCTTTTCAACCAAGCGTAATAGAGATGGGGGGAGCTTCGGCTTCCCCCTCTTTTCTTTAAGGAGCGAACCAATGCCATTGAAAAAAGGTTTCAGCCGCGCAACCATCGGTAAAAATATTAAGATGGAAGAAAAGGCTGGTCGCCCTAAAAATCAAGCCATTGCCATTGCACTGAATGTAGCACGCGATGCTGCCATGAAAGCAGGGAAGCCATCGAAGGCTCCTAAGCGGAAGGCAAAGAAGAAATAGTTATTCGTTTAATGCGTCATTTTCTGATATAAGGCAGCGCATTGAACTTGGAGGTCTAAATGGGTTACACAAAGCGCCAGTTCGTAACGTCAGCCTTTGAAGAAATTGGCTTGGCTGATTACGTCTTTGACCTTCAGCCTGAACAGCTAGAAGCAGCTTTGCGCCGTTTAGATTCCATGATGGCCGAATGGAATGGAATGGGCATTCGTCTTGGCTACTCAATGCCAAGCAGCCCACAAGACAGCGACCTAGACGAGCAAACCAATGTGCCTGACAGTGCATGGGAAGCTATTATTACTAACCTCGCCATTCGTATTGCGCCTGGTTATGGTAAGGGCGTTTCACCTGAGACAAAGGTATCGGCTAAGGGCGCTTTTAACGTATTGCTGCAACGCGCTACATTCCCGCTAGAACAACAGCTTCCTTCAACTATGCCAATCGGTCAGGGCAACAAGCCTTGGCGCTGGGATAATCCTTATGTGCGGATTCCTTATGATTCTGTAAATGCTGGGCCGGATGGCCCTATCGAATGGAGTTAATCAATGCCCACAATTAATCAGCTACCGACTGTAACTCAGGTCTCCGGTGGAGATCAGTTGCCATTATTCGTAACGAACCAAGGTGACGCTCGTCGTTGCTCTGTCACAACCCTTATTGAATACGTTGAGGAAAACTTTGACGCAGTCATTGCAAACACAGTGCTAACAACGCCATCGACCTTTGCCCAGCTTCCAAACGCTGTTGGCAATACTGGCGCACGGGCTTTCATCACTGACGGAAGCACCACAACATTTGCTGCTACCGTTGCTGGTGGCGGCGCAAACAAAGTCCCCGTCTATAGCGACGGCATAAATTGGAAGGTTGGCTAATGTCTTATGTAAACCCTTTTGCTCCTAATTATGGATCGAACATTGTTGCAACTCCTGCGGCAGCATCAGCATCAGTAACCATTTCGGGAACTGACAGTTCCGTCCGTCTTGTGAACACTGGCGCAAACGTCTGCTACGTTCGCATTGGTGAAACTGCTGCTACTGCAACGACTGCTGACTTGGCTGTTCGTGCTGGCAGCGAAGTTATTATACGCAAAGCAAATGGCTTCACAAAGCTTGCGCACATCTCAGCATCTGGCACAACGCTCAACATTCAAACTGGCAATGGCGGCGTTTAATTGTAATTAAGGGATAAAGATATGATTATTCAACCAGGCCTTACTCAGACCATTACCGACGTTCTTGTTCCTGCTGGTGAATATATCAGCATTGGCAATGTGGGCAACGATGCCACAACCGTTTCGCTTGAGCCAATTGGCCCAACAAGCTATGAAAACTACACCCAAATTGCATCGCTTTCCAATAGCGCACAGATGTTTGGCCCTTATCCAGTTGATCGCACTGTGCGTATCGTCAGCGGACTTGAGTCAACAGCGCAATATGACGTAGGCGCTCAACCTTCTTTGCGCGACTTTCCAACTTTGACACTCGGTAGCCTTGAGCCTGTTGCACTGGTTGAGCCAGCCGCAACCTTTGTGACGCTGACGTATAATGACAACGGTGGCAATGTTCGCTTGGCAAGTGCGGGGGCGCATGGCTTGACGGCAGCAATCGCAGTAGGTGCAAGTGTTTATACAACTTGGACAGGTGGCACAGGCGTTACTGGCTTTTATGAAGTTACCGCACTGGATGCTGATACAACTGGCGTAGCGGTTACAATCGACCTACCTTACGTTTCGTCAACCGTAACGATCACCATTGCTGCACCTGGCGTAGTAACTTGGACAGCACATGGCCTATCGGTAAATGACACTATCCGTTTCACCACTACTGGTGCATTGCCTACTGGATTGGCTATCAATACCACATACTATATAAAGGAAGTGCTGTCAGCCAACACCTTCACCGTATCCACATCAGCAGGAGGCGCAGCAGTAACCACTAGCGGTACGCAGTCTGGCACACAAACTGCGCTTGTTTGGTACGGCGTTGCCGTAGTTGCGGTAGCCAACACAGTAGTTACTTTGGCATCCGTCACAGTCCCTGGCTGGTCGATGGGCGTGGGCGGCGGTATGGAGATTGACGCTCTGTTCACATTGACGAATAACGCTACAGTTAAAACCTTGGGCATGACATATGGCGGCGGTGCTATCTTGTCTGCTGCTGCGGCAAGCAACACCAGCGCATCTGTTCAAAAGCTATTGTACAATCGTGGTGGATCGCAAGTTGTCAGCAACTCAACGGCTTCTGTAGGTCACGGCCTATCAACGGGTGCAAACGTGTTCCTGAACGTCGATGCTTCAGTAGATCAGACATTTGCAATCACTGCACAGCCAGCGACTGCAAATAACCTTATGCGCCTTGAAGCGTTCAACCTTTATGTAACTTTCTAATAGGAGAATTAAAATGCCAATGGTTGGCGGAAAAAAGTTCAGCTACGATGCAAAAGGTATGGCAATGGCAAAGAAAGCTGCCGCTAAGTCTGGCAAGTCAATGACGATGACCAAAGCAAAGAAGAAAAAGAAGTAAAGTGGTTCAGATTCCAATTCTCAATGGTATATTCACAGATAACGGGCCAGACTTTAGAACGTCTTATCCCGTTAATCTTGTGCCTACGCCAAAGTCGAATGGAATAAGCGAAGGCTTCCTACGTCCTGCTGATGGCATTGTTGGTAACGGCACTGGCCCTGGCACTGATCGCGGCGCTATCAACTGGAATGGCGTTTGCTATCGAGTGATGGGTTCCAAGTTCTGTAGTGTGGCTGCGGATGGCACTGTGGTTGTTATTGCTGATGTGGGGAACAATGGCATAGATGTGTCAATGGATTATTCCTTTGACCTTCTGGCAATCGCATCAAACAACAATCTATTTTATTATGATGGCACGACTGTAACGCAAGTGACCGACCCAGACTTGGGCATTGTGATCGATGTTGTTTGGGTTGATGGTTATTTCATGACCACGGATGGCGAGTTTCTTGTTGTTACGGAACTTAGTAACCCGTTCGCAGTTAACCCGTTAAAGTATGGTTCAGCAGAAGCCGACCCCGATCCAATCACTGGATTGCTGAAGCTCCGCAATGAAGTCTATGCGCTGAACAGAAACACGATTGAAGTGTTTGACAACGTAGGCGGCGACCTATTCCCTTTTAGACGTATTGAAGGCGCTCAGATCGAAAAAGGCTCAATCGGCACACACGCTTGCTGCATCTACATGGAGACTTGTGCGTTTCTGGGTAGTGGCTGGAATGAAGCACCAGGTGTTTATCTGGGCGTGAATGCGAACGCTAATAAGATCAGTACGCAAGAGATTGACCAAATCCTGTTAAATTACACTGAAGAAGAACTTGCTTTGGTCAACATGGAAGCGCGCAACGATAGAGCGCACGACCATTTATATATCCACCTTCCTGACCGCACACTTGTATTTGATGGCGCTGGATCAAAAGAAACAGGACAGCCAGTGTGGTTCATCCTGACAAGCAGCATTGAAGGATTCTCTAAGTATCGCGCACAGAACTTTGTGTGGTGCTATGACCATTGGCTATGCGGAGATGCAACGTCGAACAAGGTTGGCTATCTTGTTAAGAACATTTCGACACAATATGGCGACACTGTGCGCTGGGAGTTCGGCACGACCATCGTTTATAACGAAGGCAGGGGTGCTATCATACAGCAGCTTGAACTGGTTGGCCTCACTGGTTCTGTTGCCTTTGGCACTGACCCGACAATCAACACAAGCTATTCGACTGATGGTGAAACGTGGAGCCAACAGAAGTTTATCAAGGCGGGTAAGACAGGGGAACGTGCAAAGCGTCTTGTCTGGTTCCAGCAGGGATGGATGCGTAACTGGCGCATACAGCGATTCCAAGGAACGTCAGCAGCACATATGTCATTTGCGAGGCTAGAGGCGGCGATTGAGCCGTTGGCGTTCTAATGGTTTATCAAACGCTATCTTTGACGCGAGATCAGTTTGCGTCATTCCTAAGTGACTTTGAACAGATCAAGCAATTTGAGCGGCTGTTTGCCAACACGAATGCTAACGTCATTTCAATTGATGATGTAAGCCTTGCTGCTGGCAATTCTGGGGCAAGTGCGAATGATGCGCTGGCACAGATCATTGGCATAGCTGAAACGCTCAACAAGGAACCAGCACCAGCTAACGTAAGCCAGCTTGCTGTGATTGAAACGCAGCTACAAGATCTAAGCATAGCTCCCCCTGCAAGCAATGGCTCGGTAACATCTGTGGCTGCGTCTGGTGGCACTACTGGATTAACCTTTAGCGGATCACCCATAACCACTAGCGGCACACTGACCCTTGGCGGCACACTGGCTGTTGTTAACGGTGGGACAGGGCAGACTTCATATACTGACGGTCAACTTCTAATTGGCAATACAACTGGCAATACGTTGACCAAAGCAACCTTAACTCCAGGCAGCGGCGTATCTATTAGCAATGGCGGGGGTTCAATAACTATTTCTGCAACTGGAAGTGGCGGAACGGTTACATCCGTATCTGTCGTATCGGCTAACGGCTTTGCAGGGACAGTAGCAACAGCCACGACAACGCCTGCAATCACTTTATCCACTTCAGTTGCAGGTCTGATAAAAGGTAATGGAACTGCATTATCGGCAGCAGTAGCCGCAACTGACTATGTTGCTCCTAGTGCATATGCCTCTGCAAATGGTCTTACAATGGCTACCAGCCGTTTGTTGGGTCGCACTACCGCCAGCACAGGCGCAGCCGAAGAGATTAGTGTAGCTGGCGGTTTGACGTTATCTGCTGGCGTTTTGACAGGCACATCCGGCACGGTCACGAGTGTTACAGGAACTGCTCCTGTTGTGTCGAGCGGTGGAGCAACTCCCGCCATCAGTATGGCAGCAGCTACAGCTTCGGTTAATGGCTACCTTACAAGCACAGATTGGACTACCTTTAACAACAAAGGCTCTGGTTCGGTAACATCCGTATCTGTTGTATCGGCAAATGGCATTGCAGGAACAGTAGCAACATCGACAACAACACCAGCCATTACGCTTACTACCACAATAACGGGCATTCTTAAAGGCAATGGCACTGCTATCTCAGCGGCTACAGCAGACGTTGATTACATAGCTCCATCTGCTCCCGTAACAAAGACTGCAAACTTTACAGTTGCTGTAGGCGAAACATGGATAATCAATAACAAGTCAGGATCGACTTGCACTGTGACTTTGCCATCTGCCGCATCATATCCTGGGCGCTACCTAACATTCCAGAACAACCAAGATCAAAGCCTTGTATCTGCTTCTAGCAATGTTATTCCCCAAGGCGGTGGTGCGGCAGGAACTGCTATTTTAACTAATGTATCTGGTAATTGGGCAACACTAGTGTCAAACGGCACAAATTGGGTTATTATGCAAGCCGCTTCGTTTAACAACTTGCTATTCTAAGGAACTAGATATGGCCGTGACCATCAGTAACATCATCCCTGCTAAGACTGCGGAAGCTACACAAGTAACACAGTATACCGCTGTTGGTGTTCAAACCATCATTGATAAGTTTACCGCAACTAATTATTCGGCATCAGCCGCAACGATTAGTGTTAACCTTGTTGCCGATGCTGGATCAACTGGCAATGATAACTTGATTGTTAAGAGCAAGACGCTTCAGGCTAGCGAGACATATACGTTTCCTGAACTGGTAGGCCATGTATTGCCTAAAGGTGGATTCATCTCCACTATTGCTGGCACGGCTTCAGCAGTTAACATTCGCGCATCTGGACGGGAAGTATCGTAAAGAACGAGAGTTTGAATTTGACGATTGATTGTGATAGGGTTTTGCCACAGAGCTTTTAAGAGCAGCCTGTGGCTCAATAGTAGGAAGCTTACTATGCTTAAAAGCGGAACGCCTGAATACTGGTTGCGTAGAAACTTTGTGGAAGTTTTAGACTTGCCCGAAGATGCGGTCGAATGGCTAATTGATCTATGGCAAGTTGTTCAGCTTTTTGATGACATTGTTGATGGCGACAAGATAGACCGCGACGATGCTGACATGGCTATTTGGGCTGCATTGGTAGGACTACCATCTAATCCATTCTATCAATTTCACTCTGTAGTATTGCTGCCACTCCTTAGCACTGCCATTCTAAAGTGGAAGGCATCCGATACTGTTGAATTGGCAGGGAATGCTTGCGCTACTAGCTTTGTCTGGCGTGCTGGATATTATGATATTGTTCTTGCTACAGTGCAGTTGGTTCACGGCACACAGGCAGCAATGGAAATAGGTCACGTTGTGTTGAAACTTTATGGCGAAAGCCTTGATGAATATATGAAGGAAATGTCTGATGCCTGATCCAGTAACGGGAATTGGTGCTGCTGTCAGTATCGGTGGCTCTCTTTTAAAAGGTAAAGCTGCAAGTAAAGCAGGTCAACTTCAGTATGATGCAAGCATGGCTGGTGTCGCTGAAACCCGCCAAGCTCGCGAAGAAATGCGTGCTTTGCTTCAACCATACACTGCGGCTGGTGGCCCTGCTCTTGAGGCGCAGATGGCTGCGTTAGGACTTGCTGGCCCAGAAGCGCAGCAAGCCTATGTATCAGGGCAAGAACAAAGCCCATTCTTTCAATCATTGGCCCAACAAGGCGAAAACGCCATCCTGCAAAACGCTTCGGCAACTGGCGGACTTCGTGGCGGCAACGTTCAAGGCGCATTAGCTCAGTTTCGCCCTCAATTGTTAAATCAGTTTCTTGAGCAGCAATATGGTCGTTTGGGCGGCATGACGCAATTAGGTCAGCGGTCTGCTGCTGGCGTTGGCGCGGCTGGACTGGATGCGGCTGGCGACATTTCTACGCTTCTTGGTGAAGGTGGTGCTGCAAGAGCGGGATCAGCTTTGGCAAAAGGCCAAATGTTTGGCGACATCCTCGGTTCTGTGGGTGGCGTTGCAAAGGGACTATTCTAATGGTTCAGCCGATTAATTACGCTGACTTAGCTGGAGGCTTTCAATCTCCACAAGAGGCATTTACTAATACGATTAAGTTGCGCGAATATTATTTGCAGCAGCAAAAAGCGGCTGAAGATGCACGGTTAGCTAAAGAGAAAACTGTGCGAATGGAAGCTGATTTAAAAGATTACACAACAAATCCAGACCCTCAAAAACTAGCTACTTTGCACCTGAATTATCCAGTCCTTAAAGAATCACTGAATAGCTATACGGCAACACTCTCAGATGCAGACAAGCGCACCACAACCGATTTTGCTACACAGGCTTTTGGTCTTAATCGCGCTGGCAAAACGGAAGATGTTCTAAATTTATTTGACAGATATATCGCTGGTGCTGAAAAGCGTCCTGAAATGGTTCGTGTTTTCAAAGATGCTAAAGAAACATATTCAAAGATTGAAGATCCAAAAGCACGCGAGGCTTTAATTGGTTCTGTTCTAGCTGGAACAGGAAAAGATGGTCTTGATATTTATGACAAGATTTGGAACGCACAAGATGGTGCTAAACTAGATACTGCTACAATTAAAAACCTTCAGGCTGAAGGATTAGTTCTTGGAACACCTGAATTTCAAGCAGCTATAAAATCAGAGCGCGAAAAGATAACCACAACGCTTCCAGGTGGCGGTTTCTATTCAGGAAGCCCATCGGGATTAGCACAAATATTGGGTGGCCAACCTATCCCTAGTAATGTGCAAAAAGGCCCACCACGTAGACCAACTACAAAAGAAGAATTTGACAAACTTCCACCAGGTTCCATCTTTATTGATCCAAATGGTGTAACTCGTGAAAAGCCAGGAGGTCAGACGGCTGCTCCGTCTGGTAACTTTCGCTGATGGTAGAGTTGTGATTGGTAAACTATTTCCTAATGCAAGAATAACATCTGGCTATCGTGGGCCAAATGATCCGCTGTCTAAAAAGAATCCAAGGTCTTATCATCGCACTCCTGGTGCTGTTGATATTGCCCCAATAGCTGGAATGACATTTAAAGAATATATTTCTGGCATCAAGAATGCTGGTTATAAAATTATTGAAGCTCGTGACGAGGTAAAGAACCCGTCTAAATATGCTACTGGCCCACACTGGCACGTTGTGATTGGAACTTAATATGGCTACTCAAGAAAATTGGTGGGAAGGTTCTGCCATTGTTGCAAAGCCCAATAAGACGCAACAAGTAGATGGTGGCGTTTATGTGCCTCCTGCGCCAGAAAAGCCTGACAAGCCTACGGAGACATTTTCCATAGCCACGCCAGAGCAAAAGGCTGCTGCTGGGCTCGATCCTAATCGCGTGTATCAAGTTGGCTCAGTGACCGGAGAGTTTAAGGATGTTGGTGGGCAGGCTCCCGCTAAAGCTGCTGCAACACCAGACACCAATCGTCTTCCACAGCTTTATACTGGCATTTCTGCGGTTAGGGATTTGCGTAATCTTTCCGATAAATTTTTGTCATTAGGAAGGCAGGCTGGCGGCATTAGCGAAACGCCTATTCTTGGTTCGCTGCTTGGACAGAATCGTTCTGACCTTGAGGGATCAATTGAAATCCTCAAGGGCATTATCATTCAAGATCAGCTTGCGCGTCTAGCTAAGATTAACCCTGCTGGCGTAGCTGGCCTTGCAAACACCCCTGGTGAGCAAGAGCGGTTTGTTTCAGCTATTGCAAACCTGAATCCCAATCAAAGCCCAGAGAATTTTGCTATCGGACTGCAACGCGCTGAAGATTATCTCAACCGGCAATTAAAAGAATCTGGTGGAGAGCCTGCTGGTGAAAGAGGTGCTCCGGTAGCTGGCTTAACAGAGGCAGATAGACCTTAAAAACGCAAGAGATTTGCAAGAAGCTTGGCGCAGCGGGAAAACGATTGAAGAACTTAGTGCTATTTCAATAGCAAATGTTGGCTCACCATTAACGCCTGAAAGTATTGCAGCTTTAACGGCGGACACGAATCGTCAATTGCAGTTCCAGCCATACCTTGCTCCAATGCAAGATGTCACAGAAGACATGGGCATTGTGGAAAGTATAGTTGAATCTGCGACTGGCTCAGAGCGTAGCACGCCTGAAATTGAGGCGGCTGCTGACTGGACAACGATGCCGGAGCTTAACGAGCTATCCGTTTCTGGCGCACGTACTGGTATCGGTACAATGTTCACAAGCCCAGAAGAATCCGTAAAGATTATTCAAGCTAACTATCCTAGCGTTGAAGTGCGGCAGGACGAAAAGGGTAACTACATTCTTCGGTCGAGAAACGGTAAAGATTACGGAATTAAACCTGGATTTCGCTTTAGCGATGTTCCTCGCGCCATTGGTGGTATATTGGCGTTTACCCCTGCTGGACGAGCAGCAACATTTACAGGTGCAGCCGTTAAGTCAGGAGCTACTCAAGCAGCCATTGAAGGCACTGAGTTTGCGGCTGGCGGAGAGTTTAACGCACAGCCTATTCTTATGGCTACAGCGGCTGGCCCTGCCGAAAAAATTGTTGGAGATGTGGTATCGGCTGCACTCCCATCAGTAACGTCTAAATTGAGACAACTTACTGGACAACCTGAAATACCATTAGGAGCGGCTCCTGAAGCCCCTGCTGGCATGGCAATGCCATCCGCTAGTGCAATGGCTCCTGATGCACCAATGCCAAGCGCTGCGCCTTCTGCTGGGCCTACCATCGTAACTCCTGCTCCTGGTGTTGCTCCTGCATCAAGGCCAGGCGGTGGAGCAATGTCTACAAGCGAACAAACTATACGCGCTCAACGTGCTGCTGAATTGCCAGTGCCTATCGAACTTGCACGGTTCCAGCGGACACGCGACTTTGTGGAGCAGCAACGCGCACGAGAGCTTGCTAAGAACAATGAAGTCGGTGGCCCTATTCGTGAGCGCATGGCCCGTCAGCAAGACGAACTGCGTCAGAACTTTGAAAGCTTTATCGAAGGCACAGGTTCTGAAGTATGGAATAACCCATACGAACAGGGCGGTGTTATTGCGGACGCTCTAGGAACTCTTGCAAAGCGTGAACGCACTAGGACTAATGCGCTATACAAGCGTGCTGAAAAGTCTGGTGAAATGCGTGAGCCTGTTGACTACAAAGAGTTGTCAGATTTCATTGCAGAGCAAACGCCAACCACCCGCGAGAAATTAGCTCCAGTTCTAAAGACTGTTGAAGAACAACTATTATCGAGTGATCCTAATAAGACGGGAATGATTTCCCTGAATATGATGGAGGACATCCGCAAGCTCATTAACAAGGTTGCAAGCCCAGGAACACCAGATGCCAGCTTTGGTCGTGATATGCGTGGCATCATTGACAACGTGACTAAGGATGCTGGTGGCGATGTTTACAAGCAAGCTCGTGCATCTCGTGCCAAGTATGCTAGGGATTTTGAGGATATTGACCTTGTTGAAAAGGTCTTTGCCACAAAGCCTGGAAGCACAGAGCGCTATGTTGGTCTTGAAAAGGTAGTGGATAAGATCACTGGCGAAGGCACATCGCTTGATAGCGTGAGGCATTTGCTGGGCTTGCTTGAAAAGGCTGGGCCTCGTGGCACTCGCGCAATGCGGGAACTGCAAGGCTCCGTTATGGAAAAGATCAGAGACCAAGCATATCGTGGCGTAACAACCGACCAATCTGGTCAAGCCGTTATCCAACCCGCTGCGCTTAATAAGATAATTACCAGCCTGAACAAGAACGGAAAGCTCGACCTGATCTTTGACAAGAAAACGGCAGAGCTTCTGAACACCATCAACGATGTTACCAAGGACATCATTACAGCGCCTCCAGGCAGTGTTAATGCGTCAGGAACATCAAGCGCAATGATGAACGCGATTGATACACTGGGAACCTTCAGCACGACAGGCTTGCCTATTCCTGCCGCCAAGATTCTAAACGGTCTCCGTCAGTCAATGGCAAACAGGGGAATGCGTAAGGAAGTCAAAAGGCTTCTGGATTAATGACCTTTCGCTGCAACATAATTTCGGCTATAAGCCCAAAGACGCAAGGGATTAAGTTCTAATGGCACTTACTCAAGTTACTGGCCCTTACCCAATATTCACTGATCTAGACGGTACGCCTCTGGATGACGGATACCTGTATATCGGTGCAATCAACGATGACCCTGAGACAAATCCGATTCAGGTATTCTTTGATAGCAACTTAACCATTCCAGCTACGCAGCCTATCCGCACAAGTAACGGCTACGCTTATCGTAACGGCACACCAGCATTGCTTTACACTGGCGGCGAGTTCTCGATCACAATCCGCAACAAGCGCAATGAGTTCGTTCTCTACAGTCCTGTAGGCTATGGCTTCGATCCTGCCGCTGTGTCTGCGTCTGTTGTCAAGAACGACTTTACAGGCGATGGCGTTACAGTGGCTTTTGTGCTTTCGGCATCGCCTAGCACTGTCTTGGCAACTAATATCTTTATCAACGGCGTGTATCAGGAAAAAGATAGCTACACGCTTTCTGGTAACACAATCACATTTACAGTAGCTCCACCGCTGAGTTCCAGCATTGAGATCATGACGAACGAAACGGGTGTTATTAACTCAGGTAATGCCAATGACATCAGCTACACCCTGACTGCCGCTGGAGCAACGCTACAGAGCGTTCAGACAAAGCTGGAGCAATACGTTTCAGTTAAAGACTTTGGTGCTGTTGGCGATGGCGTGACCGATGATACGGTAGCACTTCAAAATGCTTTGGATGCAGTTTCAGGGACGGGAATGTTTTTGCTTATCCCGCCATCTACGTCATTTTACAGAATAACATCAACGCTATATCCAAAATCAAACACAACTATTTTTGGTTATGGGGCTGAAATTAAAAACAGCGGCACATCCATATTTAACATGATATGGGCGCTAGGCACTGACGGTGGCCCATATCTTACTGACATTAGCGTTTTTGGCCTGACTGTTGATTGTAACGGAACTTATATTGATGGCGGCGGTAGTGGCCTAGGTGCAAGCTAATGCGATAAC